GCGCTGCGTGATTGGTCGCAAGCTGTAGACCAGCAACCGAGAAATCCACATCCACCGAAGGACGGTTAGGATACGTGCCCGGCGCAGAGATAACGCCTGCTGCTCCAGGAGCGATCTGCGTAGCCTGTGCGCCACCGAGAAGAGCGTGAGTGTTGTAGAATAAAGGATTACCGTCAAAAGTCGTAACCTGTGACGTGAAGCCTTGGTTGAACACATTCCACGCGATCATCTCTTTGGTGAATGCTGCGCTACGAGCAAGCAGCGTTGGTCCTTTCTTACCGACCAACCCATACTTGTCATCGTCGTACAATTCCTTGGAAGTCCTGATACCCAAGGAATACGTGAGCGGCTCGACTCTCTTAGAAGCGCCCTGCTTCATCTCTGTATAAGCAGTCGAAGCGTTCTCAGGCTTTTCCTGAAGAATCGAGATGCCGGCCATTTCAAGCTCTTGCTCGTAATCAGAATCCGAGTCAACCTCGTGAAAGACCTTCGGATAATCTGAAGCTTTAAGCTGGTTATCGAGACTGTCAAAGTAGATCTTCCTCAGCCCCGGCTGCATTAGTTGTGGAAACTTCGCTCGTACTTGAGGCATTTAAAATCTCCTTTGAGTTAGAGTACTTGCACAGAAGCGGTTAGAAATACGAAATTGACAGGCGCATTAAGATACGAGCCGAGAGGAAGAGCAACGATCTGTACGCAAGCACTAGCGCCAGTCTTGCTCTTGTCTACATACCAGTATCCGTTCGCGTCTTTAGTCAAACCGTATTTCAAGCCAGTATCACCCTGCACCGGCGTCCAGTCAGCGGCAACAGTACCTGCTGCATTGTCGAAGAGAGCGGTGAAGATGTTGTCCGAGTTAGGCTCCATGAAGAGCGTGCGTCCGTCTGATACCGGAGTGCCGATGGCAATATTAACACCAAGCGGTTGTCCAGGAACAGAACCATAAGTTGCAGTTGCGATATTACCTGTGATACCGCCAAACGGAGGCACAGGCGCTCCCGCACCGGCGGTACCGAGATTAAGTCCGAAGGATTCTGTAACACCCAGAATCCCAGCAGTTACAGTTGCACCGTCCCAAGCTTGTACAAAACCTAAGGCGTTCAACTGTACAGGCGTGCCGAACAAGAAGGTCTGCCCCGCCGCTTCAGCAATGGAGTTGGTAAATGGCGTAGTGCCAGCCTTCTCCATCACTTGTAGAATCGGCAGATGAGTAGTGAGGTTTGCCGCTGCCATATACTCTCCTCTGTTTTCTGCTTTGGGGCATCCTGTCATGCCGCGTTAGGGTTTAGTTACATAATCGGATCGTAAAAATCCAATCCACCACCGAGAGTGGGAGTTTCTTCAAGCTTGAACGTGTCTTTGACACGAGCTGAAGGAGGACGCCTGTTGTTGCCGAGTTGACGCTGCGAAAGCTCCAAACCTCTACGACGCTTGCCATAGAGAATACGCTTGTGAACTCTCATGCACACTACGTCAACGTACATGTAGTGGCCTTCAGAGTCAAACGGTAGAGGGATCTTGAACTCAGGATGAATATGTTCTGGTTTTAGATACTCATAGCCCTCAGCCAAAAGTTGACCGATGCGACGATTATCTGTCGAAGCCCACACACATTCAAACTCAGGATCTTTCAACTTCATGTTCATGTAATCGGGGAGATCATGGTCGATTACAGGAATGTACATCTGCATGTTGTAAGAGTCGGCTTCGGTGATCTTGGACCAGTCTGGCTCTTGTGGTTGTGCTGCGGCTACAGCAGCAGCACGATTCTTCTTGAGAATTCCCTCAATAACTTTCTCAAGATCAGCAGTGTTTGAAGAAGGACTAGAAGTTGCCTCGGATACTGCCGTCGCGATTTGTTTAGCCTGCGTAGGCTCTGTCTTGTGATTAATCTCAGGCATTAAGCGTACCCAATCCCTTCTTCATCCAGCATCTTAGCATAATCAGCAGGTTTCATACCAAGAGTGCGAGCTGCTTTAAGAACCATTGGATCATTCTCAAGACCGCGGAGAATAGAGGCTTTGTCGTCAGCAGCGCCACTAGAACCAGCAGAGCCACTTGATGTGCCACCCGTGCCTGTAGATCCAGCGAAACGACTCTTAATCTTGCCTTCTATAATCTCGTCGTTGTGACGCCCAAGAACCGTGAGATAGCAGTTCTTGATAACAGAAGGATCGTTCCGAGCCTGAAGCGTTTGGCCGGCGATAAGAGTATCGACTTCTTTCTTAATGTCGCCGTGATAGTACTTGAACTCTTTCTCGTCCTCAAATACTTCACGACGGATATTAGAAGCATTCAGCGTCAAAATAGCCGACGTGTGTCCCTGAGTAGCCTTGGCTATAGCAGCCTTTGGGTCAGTCAGAAACAACTCTTCAATCTCAGTGTCAGTCTCTTCTTGCGTCCTAGAGTTCCTGAGCCTCAACGCCGCTGCTGCCTCAGTATCGTCCTTATCTTTCTGAGCCTTGGACTGCTTTTCCATAATACTCGTAAGTCCAGTAAGCATCTCTTCAATCTTACCAATCTTACCCGCCGCCTCAGCACCAGCCTTTATCTGAGTCGTCAACTCGTCAGGAAGAGTGAACTCATCTGCTCCATCTTCCTTTGGTTTTTTCTGCCATTGAAATAACGCCATTAGAGTTCGCCCCTTTCTTGTGAAGCTTGATACTGCTCCATCTTACTTGCTGCACGTTCGTTTCGATCTTCGATTTCTTTCAACACTTGTGGAAGTTGAAGAGTCGAGTTAAACGCTTTGAGTTGAGTTACATAAACTCTTGTCTTGGCTGCAATCTCCTCAGAAGAATCTTGCAAGTTAATAGCGCATAAAGCTTCATACGCTTCTTGTCTCATTCTACTGAGGTAAGCCAGTACCGGCTGGAACTCCTCCCGCTCCCACAACTCCTGAAGGGACTTGCGATATGGGAGAAGATCCCCTACTTTGGTTATTTCCATTGCCTGCTCCTGCTCCTAATTGCTTCATAGCGGCTTCGACAATCTTCTCCACAGAAGGAAGCTGTGTCTCAGTATTGTCTGAGTTAAAAGAACGCAACAAGGTTTGCATGGTTGCTCTTGTTGCAAGAAGTGCTTCGCAGTAATACGTTTTAAGCTCTGGCGGCATGTTCGGAGTGTTGATAGCTTGGATCATTTGAGATTGTGAGCCGTAAAAACGATCCAGACGATCACTCAGCAAGATGCCGTTTTGACGCTCAAGCTCTTTGTTCATAGAGGCGCTTGATGGACGAAGCCGTAGACCGAGCGTGCCGTTTTTGTAAAGCTCTAATGCTTTCTTGATCTTGTCGGCGGAGTTGTTATACTTCTTAAGCTTCTCACCGATTCCAAAGTGCGAATACATCGTTAAAAACTTACAGCCAAGCTTCACATGTGACGAACGTATATCACCAGTCCGAAGACTGTTACGATTGTTCTGCTGCATCATCACCATGCTGGTACCAGCGGCGCTGTAAATTCCACGTTTCTGGTTTACGATACCTCCGCCAGTACCGCCCATTGCAGGATCTACGCCGGTGCGCTCTTTAGCGATCGCCATGTGAAATTGATCTGGACCATCGTTATAACCAACGTCTACTCCAGTCTTGATGTGCTCAATCTCATCCTTACGTCCAGGAATAGCGACGCCGGGGAATATGTCAAGCATCGAAGAGAGCTTTGATTCAGGATCTATACGCCATGCGCCAAGCATAGCATAGTTACGATTGTCTGTACGCCAGTTGTTGTTCTGCGACAGCTCCTTTTGCACCATATGAATCATCTCAGCAAATCCTGTGCCAAGATAAGATTCATCGTCGTAAGCCAGCTTCGAATCTTGATACGGAAGCATATTCTTAGGATAGTTGTTAAAAACTATCCACAAAATCTTCTCCGTCGCCTTGTGATACTTCGCCTGAAACGCATACGTCAAGCCGTTCAGAATGAAAGTAAAGTGGACATTATACAAATACCAGCGAGCAGCACCAGTATCGACTCCACTAGAATCAATAGAAAATTGCGCATTTATCTCACGTTCCATTTCTGTTTCTTGCACGGCGTCAGGACGATTGAGCAAGTCGTCTATATCGGACTGTTTGTAGTAGGGACTCTTAGAACGAAGATCTTTTACAGCCCACATATCAAGAGATTCGATATGACCCATGAACTTCATGTTTTCAAGCTTCGGGACAGAAGGATCGAAGATGAATCTGTTCAGCGGCAGTAGCTCAGGATGAGGGCCGTCACGTTTTGTGAAGATATGGTCTGTGGATGTGACAGGCTCCTCTCCAAGCCCACCGCTGCCATAGAGACGTTCAACCTGTTCTTCATACTCGTATGGAGAATAAATAACCCCTGTTCCATACTTAATCGCGCTGTGCCAAGAACTTTGTTCAACCCTGTACAGATCAAGCTCATCAGGATCATACGCCTGATCCATGAGAAAGATCTGGATAGCAAGCTTCAACTCTTCCGTATCCTTCGTCGGTAAATCTCCGGACATAGTTGCAGACCACAGCGGATCATACATATAGATGCCGCCCATAATACGAGCAAGTAGCTCATCTGAAGCGGTACCAATAACAGGAATCACAAGATTCGCAGCGCCAGGCCACGGAAAATCTTTTGTCTCATTCTTAGGCTTAGCCTTATATAACCGCACGTACTCAGGAAGCTTCTCGGTTCTGAAAGTCTGCAAACGTCTATCAAGATGAGCGCATTTATCCTTGATAAACATACACAGATCAGCGTAATTATCTTTGCCAAAAAGCTTCTCGGTAACTAACGTAGGCGGTTGATAAGGCATTTACTTCACTTCCTCAGTCTGCGCGGGTACAGAAGTTGTAGTAATTTCACCTGTCGTAATCGATTTCATAGCAGGAAGCTTCGGCGTTGGAAACTGTGCTGCGTAGCTTTTGAAATCAGCTACAAGCAAGTTCACGAACTTGTAGAAAAATGTGTACCACGGATTACCATTTGGTGCAGGTAAAGCCTGCACCAAAGCAGATGCAATTTGATTAGCGACATAGAAGATAAGAAGCCATTGTTCGATCTGGGTTGTGTTCATTTCTTGTACCTGTAGTGAAACTCGATGAAGTCAAGTTTTGAAAGATCGAGAGAGTTAAAAGCCGCCGTAGCGTTTTCTTCAAACTTAGGAAGCGTGCTTGAGATACTGATGCACGGCACCGGCGCCGGCGGATGATAGATTGGATTCGGATCCTCTGGATCAGGATTTGTCGTAGGATTCGGGTTCGGATTTGTCGGCATTTATCTACCTCCTGCGATAACGTGAATTGGAAGTCCCATAGCACTAGCACCCCATTGAAGAAGCATCAAGACTATAGGAATTGCACCTATGGCAGCGATGACAAGTCTCTGTGTTGTGTCGATCTTGGTAGCAAGATTGCTGATTTGAACTGTTAACGCTGGTGCACCGTTACCTTTAAAAACTGTCCTATCCAGATCAGTGATAGTCTTGCTAAAAGGGCAAGAAGGATTATCACACATTTCGTCACTGATTCGGTTATGCTGATGTACCTGCATTCAGACTCCTATGCTGCCGATGCGGCCATACGACGTACAAACTTCGCACGTTGTTTTGACATGAAATCTTCAATATGCTCTTGTGAACGCGTGTCAAACTTCCACACTTGAGGACCGTAGCTGATTACGTCAAGCAAGTCGATCAAACCTTTACGCTGTCCATAAGTCTCGGCTTCTTCTTTGAACTCGGCGCAGTTATTAACATCTAGCCAGAGTTCATGTGCCTCGACTGTAGGGATAAAGTTCTCAATACGTTCTTCCTTGGCGCCAGCATTCTGCGGCGTCTTAAGAGGAAGAAAAACGATTGCTGCTATCTCAGGACGAGCGCCTTTGTGATCTGCGACGAACTCGTTCAAATGATAGAGTAGGTACTTCTGTGCTGCAACAGCTTCGACGTAGACTTTGGTAAGCTTCCATTTCACAGCAAAGAAAAACACAGCCTTGACGAACTCTTTGATATCTACAGCCTTTGCCCATTGATCCAGTAGATAGATTCTACGAGGATCACGACTCACACCAGTCACCGCGATAGCATGTCGGCAACGACCGCCTTTACCAGTTTCTTGACCGAGGTGAGATCCGCCATGATTAGGATCGACAACCATATAACGATCGAGATTACGTGGAAACACATCTTTTTCTATGTCGCCGTCTGCTACATGATGACGGATGGTTATTCTGTACTGCTGAGGCTGCGAAAGCTCGAAGAGACGTGATGCCGAGGATTCTTTAGGAATCGAAAGAGCGCCTGTTACCTTCTCGAAGTTGAAGTATCTAAAGTCTGCCATGTTAAAGCGAGCTTTAGAAGGATCAATGGGGTAGTTAAGAAACTGGCAACTAAAATGGTAACTACCCAGACGACGCTTCCAGCGAAGAAGTTTTTCTCTGGTAAAAGCTTCAGAAAATATAGGCTCGCCAAAAGGATGTAGAGCGCAGCATCCACCAAGAGCAGAATGCGTAGTCCAGTTAAAATATGGCTCTTCTTTTCTAATGTGGCTGTTAAGATCATCATGACTCCATCTGTTTCCTACTACGAT